TCAATTCAAACATCATCAGGGGGTACTGCTACTGCTTCATCTTTAGGTATTACAGGTACGATTGGTCAAGTGGTTCAAACAGTCAAAACAGATACTTATAGCCAAAGCACAACTTCTTTTACTGATATTACTGGTATGAGTGCATCAATTACGCCTTCATCAACAAATAGTAAAATTTATGTAATGATTGCTTTAAATGTAGGGAGTAGAAATGCTTCTCAGGCACAATTTAAATTATTAAGAGGTTCAACTGCGATTAATGTAGGAGATAGTGCAGGAAGTAGGCAACAAGGATTTGCTGAAGTAGATGGACAAAATGATTATGCACAAACACCTACAGTAAGTAATTTTTTAGACTCACCAAATACAACTTCAGCAACAACTTATAAAATTCAGATGAGAGTAACAGGTTCAACACATTATTTAAATAGAAGCGTTAATGACACTGATGCAAATTATGAAACTAGAACTCCATCATCAATCACACTAATGGAGGTACTAGCATAATGGCTATCACAAGACTGAACAATAACTCGATAACCTCTGTTACTGCTTTACCTAGTGGTATCACATCATTACCAAGTAGTATTACTTCTGCTAGTGGATTAGATTTAGGAAAAGTTTTGCAAATTCAAAGAACTGGTGTAAGTGATACAGCTACAACAAGTACATCTTATACACAAATAGCAAGTGTAAATATTACACCTAATAATAGTTCTTCTAAAATGTATATACATTATAGTTTTGCTACAGGGTATATTCAATCTGGTGGCTCAGGTCATAATTACAATGTAACTATTTACAGAGATAGTACAAATTTAGCTGGTGGTGGTTTTAACGCAACCAATCACTTTAGCGACCACAATGGTCATTTATGGGGTGGTTTTTCTGGAGTAATAACAGACACTTCACATAACACAACTAGCCAAATAACTTACAAAATTATGGCAAGGTCAATCAGTGGTTCTACTTTTCACTTAGGAAAAGATGATGCACATCAATCTGGTAATAATGAATTTGTTGTAATGGAAATATTATAAAGGAGAAAAGCAAAATGACAGACATAGCAACAGCAATACAATCTCTCAACAAAAAGGGTGGCAATAGCCATGAGTTTGTTGTAAGAGGTGAGCCAACTAACGAAGCAGAATACAACAGTAATGTTGATTATGTTTCTGGTAGTGATGCTAATGGTACTGCTATCTTTTCTGATACAAAGCCATACACATGGTCAGAAGTAAGTGCTGAGAAAGCCTTACTGCAGACTGAGTATGACAACAATCAGTATCAAAGAGATAGAGCTTCTGCTTACCCATCAATCCAAGACCAGTTAGATATGCAGTATCACGATGCTGTAGACGGAACTACTACTTGGAAAGATGCAGTAGCAAAAGTTAAAGCAGATAACCCAAAGCCATAATAGACACTAGAGCAGATGGCTAAAGATCAACTTACATTTTTTACATCTTTGGCAGTGGTGTTTCTTTTTACCATGCTTTTTTGCACATCTGCCCATAGTGAAACAAACACTGTGTCAAGCACAGTAGTTACTAACTCTACACCCCCAACAGCAAATGCTCCGACAATTATGAATAATAATTCTGACATTTGTAAAGTTGGTGTCGGTGGATCAATACAGAACAATGTCTTAGGTATTGCTTCTGGTATTGTTATCGATGACGAATTATGTCAGCAACTTAAACTATCTCGTAGTTTATATGCCTATGGCATGAAAGTCGCTAGTGTTTCAATATTATGTCAAGATGCTCGTGTTTTTGATGCGATGACAGATGCTGGTACTCCATGTCCTTACAATGGATCTATCGGTGTAGAAGCACAGGAATTATGGGAGAAAAATCCTCAAGATATCCCAGATGGTAGTAAGTATAAGGTTAATTATGTTGAGGCAAAAGTAGAAGAACCAAAAGGAGATATGAATGGTCTTAAAGATTTTGGTCTTATGGCTCTTACTATGCTTCTCATACTCTAAAGCTGACACCTGTTTACCTGACCATGAAGGTCTTTGTACTCCAGAGACTATTATTGAGGAACAAGTTACAGTAGAAAAGACGGAAGAAGATAAAGGCACAGAGATTATCTTTACAACAACCACTACTAAAACCACCACAACAACCACTATTACGAATGAAGATAGTGGGGATATTTTAGATGGTGATAATGGCTATGTCGCTACAAGTAAAGAAGGCGATATGGATTTTGATTGGGGTGGTGAAGGACCAGCGAGTATGCCTTCTGGCACATCATGTGGTCAATTAGGCACTGATAGATGTGCAGAGATTACAGGCAGTGGCAATAATAAATCTCGTATGCTAGTCGATGGTATGGGTACAACCTTTTACCAAGAAATAGATATTAGTGATTTGCAAATTGATAATGGAGGACAAGTAACCTACTCGATTGAAGTAGATAAACAAGATGCTCAAGATCGAGTCTATATGCACATTACAGGAACTAATGGAAGCGACACAGTCTTTCAAGGAACTGACATCTTGTCTGAAACTGGTATCGCTAGTGGATATCAATCCTATAATGGGAGTTTCGATTTCTCTGGCGTTCTAAATAGAATTAAGATCGAAATAGGTGGTCGTGATATTAACCTAGCTATCGGACCATTGTTTGATGATGTTAGTGTCAATGTTTTCTATAATGTTATTTCTACAATCATTGAACAACAAATCACCACTGTCGAAGAAATAGTTTACCTCAACCTTACTGATCCTACACAAATAGACCTAATCGAAGAAATCATTGAGTACAATGACATTAAGATTGACGACACTGGTAAGGTTGATTTTATTCCCATCGAGACACCTCAAGAAGATATAACCTTTGAGACTGTTGAAGCAGAAATCGAAGAAATTAAAATAGAAGAAATAGAAGTAGCATCAGTCGAAATGGAAATGGAAGAAGCTATTGAAGAAACCATCGAAGAAGAACCCCAATCCGATAGCGAAACTATTGATGAACCCACTGTGGAAGTTAAAGATAGTTCCCAACAAGAAGAAGTACAACAGGAAGAAGATGAAAAGCCTGTCAAAGAACCTACAGCTAAAGAAAAATCAGCTACTAAATTAGTCAAGAACATAGACGACAAAGCTCGTTATGATGAAACCAATCAATTAAAAACATTGATTGTGATGCAAATCTTAGGAAACACAAAAAGTTTTTTTAACAACCAATCGACCTTACAAGACAAGAATGTCGATGAGTACCTTAACAAGACCATTGAAGATCAATATGGTCTCTTATTTCAACTAGCACAAGATGTAACTATGGAGGATATGATAAATGCCCAGTATTGAGTATCAAGGAATGAAGTTTACTGGTGGTAAATTCTTTCTTATCTTATCGCTTATAGGTGCAATTATTGGTGGTGGTTGGACTGGTTATAAGTTTTACGATGACTACTTGGATATGAAAGCCAAGATAGAAGAATACACAGCACCTGATCTATCTGCTTATGACGAGCAAATCGCAGTCATTAAATCAGAACTAGATATGATCCTTGATGAAATAACCTTAGTTTCTGATGTCGCTAAAGACCTCAAGAACGATATGAAAACAGATTTACGACAAATGGGTAATGACATACGACACATTACAGAGATCGTTAATGATGTGGAAGATAGACAAAAAGAAGATACTCGAGAAATATTTGATGAGATCAAAATCATTGAAGATAACCTTAACTTAAACATCAATAAGGCACTTAATAATCCACTTAACAATATGTCAGCAAAGGGTAACAAATGACAACAGAAGTAGTAAGAAAACAGGGTAATAGACCAAGCAAATATAAGCAGTCTATCCTGTCAGAATTATTTGAAATGTTAGCGAGAGGCAAAACTATTCGTGAATGTTGCAAAGAATTAGACGTATCTTGGACCACACTAAGACAGTGGATTAACAAAGATGAAAAGTTAAACCAACAATACTTACAAGCCAAACACGACAGTGTCCTTTACACAATAGAAGATTTAGACAAGCTATTAGAAGAAGCCAAAAAAGATCCTAAGTTAAATATGACTAAGGTCAAACTATTAGAGATTATACAAAAGAATGTGCATTTTAAAGCTGGTAAACTAGCTCCTAAAATATTTGGCACAGAAAAACAAACCATGTCTATTCAAGACCAAAAGGGTAATGAGTTTAAGGTAGAGTGGTCTAAATGAACTTAGATATAAAAACAGTATTACCCTATCTTGTAATCCTTGCATCATTAGCGATGACATGGGGTATGTGGAGTGAACGATTAGAAGCTGTTGAAACCAAAGCAGACTCTATTACACAGATGCAACAAGATATAGCCGTTATTAAAGAAAAAATAATTTGGATAGAAAACTACCTTATAGGTGATTAATGAAGTTTTTTATCGTCATGTGGTTATGTATACAGTCACCCACTGTACCACTTGATAAAACTTGTGTTACACAAGTTATTAAAACAGCAGGATATAACACTATGCAAGAGTGTAAATACAACGCTGTAATGTTTGCAAACAAAGTAATGGTTGTTCCTGATATTTATGTGACAACCTTTTGCACAGAAAAAGAGGTGACTACAATATAGGGAGGAAGATGTCTCGGATTTTAATAATCTCAGACCTTCACGAACCATACAGTCATACTGATAGTTTTGCTTTCTTAGAAGCTATCAAAAAAAAATACAAACCTGAAAGAGTTGTATGTATAGGAGATGAGCTTGATTATCATGCTCTGTCTTTTCACGACTCTGATCCTGATCTACCTAGTGCCTCTAAAGAGTTAGAGCTAGGGTTATACAAGATCAAGATGATTGAGAAGTTATTTCCAAAGATGGACTTACTTCATAGCAATCATGGATCAATGGTTTATAGAAAGAGAAAGCATCATGGCTTTCCCTCTCTAGCAGTGAAGGACTACGCAGATATACTCGGTGTCGATAAGCAAAAGTGGCGTTGGCACGATAGGCTAATCATAAAAGATAAATATGGCGAATACTATTTCTGCCATAACATGAATAAAGATCCTGTAAAATCTTCAATGTCGATAGGCATGAATTTTATACAAGGTCATTATCATACGGAATTTCGTATTGGTTTTTGGTCAAGCCCTGAAAACCTACGTTTTGGCATGAATGTGGGCTGTCTTATTGATAAAGACTCACTTGCATTTGCCTACTCAAAAGTTAATATTAGGAGACCTGTACTAGGTTGTGGAATGATTATAAATGGTGTACCACACTTGATACCAATGATCCTAAAACGAGGAAACAGATGGGTACGTCAAATATGAAAGATAAAATAAATCCACCATACTATATCGGTACAAAGATACAGGTATCAGATTTTATTCACGAATTTAAACTAGACTATTTTCAAGGAAACATTGTCAAATATGTTGTCAGACATAAATCAAAAGGTGGCATTGAAGATTTGGAAAAAGCAAAATGGTATTTGGAGAAACTTATAGAATGTACGAAGAAATTAAATCTGCAATAATTCACCACGAAGGTAAAATTAATAAGATTTATAAAGATCACTTGGGCAACGCTACGTTTGGTGTTGGACATTTGGTACTACCTACAGACGACCTCAAGGAAGGAGTAGAATACGATGATACAACAATTATGGAATACTTCGAAAGAGACTTTGACCAAGCTCTACATGACGCAAGGTCATTTATCAAAGAAGAAATTATTGATCCTATCGCTTTTGGCTGTGTTATTAATATGGCATTTCAGCTAGGATTACCTAGATTATCGAAATTTAAAAAATTTCAATACCACTTAAATAAAAATGATTATGTATCTGCCAGTGAAGAAATGTTAGATAGTCGATGGGCAAAACAAACCCCAAATAGAGCTAACGAACTGGCAGAGACAATGAGAGATGTATAATGTTAAATTTACTTGTAAGCCCTATTGCGTCTATTCTTAAAGATACAGTAAAAGGTTTTGTTGAAACTAAAAAAGCAAAAGCAGAATTAGCTGTTACTGAAATAAAAGCTAAAACAAAACTCAAAGAAGATCAGATTGCTGGTAAAGTAGCATGGGAGTCATCTGCTGTAAATCAAATGGAAAACAGCATAAAAGACGAAATTGCACTTATAGTTTTGTTATTACCAGCAGTATTAGTATTTATTCCTTTTATGACTCCACATATAAAAGCTGGTTTTGAAGCACTTCATAGTTTACCCACTTACTACCAACATCTTTTATATATTGCCATTAGTGCAAGTTTTGGAATTAAAGGAGCTTCAGGTGCGATGAAGTTGTTAAAGAAGTGAGTACACTAAAAGAAGTTGAAGCATTACTTCGTAAATCTAAAAAGGAAAATAGAGAACTTAGAAAAGATAACGAAGAAAAGGATCTACATATAAAGTTCCTTAATGAACGATTAGATAATTGGGCAGATAAAAATGCAAAACTCAGAGAAGAAATACTTAATGTTACTGTTGATGATGTTATTGCAAAACAAAAAGCAAAAGCAGAATATGCTTCATCTCAAAATAGATCACTGACAGAACAATTAGAGAAACAAGAGAAGGTAGAATTAGATGGCAACTTATCAGGGTAGAACAGTCAAACTCAACAAACCCATGAAGGGTGATGTCAAAAAATTCAAGGTGTTCGTTAAAGATGGTGACAAGGTTAAAAAGATTAACTTTGGTGATCCCAATATGAGCATCAAGAAAAATTCACCTGCACGAAAAAAATCATACTGTGCAAGATCAGGTGGTATAAAAGGCAAGAACAATAAATTATCTGCTAATTACTGGTCTCGAAAAATGTGGAACTGCTGATTGGGTAAATCAGTAAAAGAAGATATTTTGTCATGGTCACAAGAGGTGATCGAAAAACCAAACAAACATCTAGGCAACTACCCAACCTGCCCATTCGCAAACAACTGTAGAACCCAAGACACATTTGCTATTGAAGAAGTTTACAACGCAGATGATTTACTACCGACTGTTGTTGATTGGGCAAACAAAATTAAAAGAACAAGATACAGAATAGCCATTATAGGTTGCACTGATTTATCTATTAATGCCACAGATTTAGCATCACACATCGAGGCGTTGAACTTTGTGTATATGCCAAAAGATGTGTATTTAATGTCATCACACCCTGAAACGTCAGAGGAAAATATAGACTTCTTATACGATCATGGGTTTGACACAGACAACGAGTTTTCTATGGTTCTTATACAAAGATATAATGACCTAGAAGAAGCATCTCAAAAACTTAAAAAGATTGGATATTACAATCATTGGGAAGCTGATTACTATAAAGAAACAGTCGAGCATCGACATAATTTACAAAGGAGAATAGATATGCGTGGAATGAAAAAAACTGCAAAGAAAGTTAATGGCAAATTAAACTCTGCTATTAAAAAAGTTAAGAAGAACAAAAAAAAGAAAAATAAGTAATGCCTAGAAAGCTGTCAAGTAAACAAAGGAAACTAGCTCGTATCGCAGAACCTAGAGATAAGATAACAGGAGCTGACTTCAAAAAACTTAAAAAGAAAAAGAAAAAGAAATAATGGCTACAAAAAATGTACCTACTAATAAAGCTCTATATGCACGAGTAAAAGCAGAAGCTAAGAGAAAGTTTGATGTTTATCCAAGTGCATATGCTAATGCGTGGCTTGTCAAGACATACAAAAAGCGTGGTGGGGGTTATACAACCAAGAAAAAATGAGTAGAGCTAGTGGTGGTCTTACTAAATGGTTTGCTCAAGATTGGGTAGACATAGGATCGAAAAAGAAAGATGGCAGTTATGCTAAGTGTGGTCGTAAGTCTACCAAAGGCAGTAAAAGGAAATATCCAAAATGCGTTCCAAAATCGAAAGCGAACAGAATGACAGAGTCGCAAAAGAAATCGGCAGTGCGAAGAAAACGATCCAAAAAGCAGGGAGTTGGTGGAAAGCCAACGAATGTCAAGACCTTCGCTTAGTCATTATAAAATGGATTGATAGTGGGCTTTGTGATCCGACATGGATCGAAGCTAGTTCTGACGAAGATAAACCGATGCCAATCTGCATGACTGTGGGTTGGCTCTACAAAAAAACCAAAGACAAAACAATATTATTCTCAAGCTATTCGTTAGACAATAATGAATACAAAGTTGGTAACGAAGGCACGATCCAACTTATTCTCAACAAGTGCATTATTGATGTTCAAGAGGTTTGTTAGCCTCTACTTCTGAACACAAATTCAATACCTCTTTCAAATCCCCCTCAAAACAATACCACTTACTGCCCATATAGTTATTAATAGATTTATTATCAGGGTAGGTTTCTCTAACCTTTTTTATTTTTCGATAGATTGTTTTTTCATGACAATCAAATATCTTCGCAATATCTTTATATGTATATATCTTATCTGTCATTATAAATGTATTCTGCTATCTTCTTTCCATTTTTCAAAGTAATTAGATTAGCGTCTATGTTATGTTTTTCTTCTTTTAGTTCTAATATCCTAGCAGGTAGTCTAAAACAACCATAAAGATTTAACGCATCTAATCCATTAATCTTTCTATATTTCTTTAAGTGATTTAATATATCCTGTTTCTGACTCATACTTTGATCCCCTTTTCTTTTGTTGATGTTTGCCAAGCTGATATCACGATCTGAGCATTTTCCCTTTTAACAAGATTGAGTGTATCTTTTTTCATTTTTAACTCTAACTCTGTCAAATACTCATTCCATTCACGACTAGCCCTAGCATTTCGGTCTTGCTTACTAGACTGTGCAACACCATTTTGTTCTTCTTGTAGTTGAAGCTCTGCAAGTTTCTTTGCTTTCCATTCCTTAATCATTTCCTTATTAACTTTAGCCTGTACGACATCTTCTACGCTTTCAAGTTGTACTAAAGCATCACCAACTTTTTCTTCTAGTTGGTCAATAAGGTTATTGGGAATGATCGCCATTTTTATATTTTTCTTCCTCTATTCTTAGGATTTCTCGTAAGTTCTTAATGTAAAAGGTGTGGTTTACTTCCTTATCAGACTCAGCACAATCATGACATAATCGGCAGAGAGGAATTAAATTCTCATAATAGTCTAAATACTTACTTCCACCCATAGCACGATTTCTATAATGATGTGTATCTACAGCCATGTCGCCACAGTTTACACATACTGCATCTTCAGGTATTTTCCAACCTCTGCCCTTAAACAACGCTTTTGTGTGTTCTTTCAAATCTAACCTTTCCTCTCTTTCCTGCTCCTCTATAACCCAATCAGTAAACGCTAAACTCATTTTTTACTTAACTGATCTCCTATTGCGTAAATCATGACAGCTATAAAAATAATTACCAATAACTGTGTAATTTGTATAATTAGTGATATCATTTCTTACCATTAAAATAATCGGATCTTGTTTGATTTATAGCACAACTAATAGCTATAGCTCTTTTGTTATCTTCATGTAATGATTTCAGATTTGAATAATTATCCATTAGTTCAAATGCTCTATCGATTAATCGTAAGTTCTTTTCCATTTCATCAGTAGATATGTTTGAACCATAATTAAAATCTGTATTTGATTTTGGTTCTTGTCCTTCAAATGGATTTGTTCTTTTGTGTCCACCTGTTATTTTTGGCATTTTTTTTACAAATTTTTCCATTTGAGCAACCGATATTCTGTATGGTTTATCGTGGTTTTGATCGTAAAAGTCTTTTTGCATATCATTACATTCATGATAATTCACATCTTGTAATGCCTCTTGCATTGTTATATCTAGTTTTTCACTTGTCATTTTTATCTCCTTTTGTAAAACATCTTTCAATGATCGCATTATTATCGTAAGCCTCCCTAAATAATCTGAATTGGTCAAAACCTAATGTTAGTTTTTCAATACTAAATTCCTTAGTTTCGATTTTACTATTGTTCTTTGGTAGTCTTACAATAATTCCTTTTTGTACCTCTACATTATCATTTTGATTTATCAACCAAGCATACGCACCAAGCTGAATAATCGTATCGGTATAAATTCTTTTTCCTGTTTTAAAATCTATTAGTATGTAATTACCTTCTTTATCTTGCACCAAGAGATCAGGGCAACCACCAAACTCATAACTTTCACAAACCATTTGTTTCTCAGACCAAACAATCTTATACTCTTGCTGATCCCACCATTCTGTAAATTTACCGAAAGCCTTTTGTACTTTCTTGTCATCAGGAACTTCATAGTCTAAACCATGAATGTATTTTTCTGCAAGATCATGAACACTTGTACCTTGTTCCCCTGCTTTATCTCTTTCCTGACGATAGTCTAAACCTTTCTTGCCACAATCCCATGCCCAGTGTATTAAAGCATTAGAGTCTTTAAAACGACCAATGACTGTTGTTGTACCGACAACTAATTTACCATTACTTAGTTTGTATTGACCTGTTGGCATCTGCTATCCTTTTCTGTAATTTTAATCCTGCTCTCTCAAAGCGTTCCATAACTTTAATAAATCTCTTGACATCAACTGTTTGTATTTCTTTTGATTTTTTTTTCATCTCGCTTCCTTTCTGTTAGGCAGACTACACTTGTGTAGTCGAATTGATATGATGCCAAATTAAAGTTTTTTGTAAATCGGAGTATTTATTATTCTTTAATCTTTCCTGACAATCTCTTTTCAACCTATCCTCTTTCATCTTTGTGTCACTATAGTTATTTTGTAAAGGAGGAGTAATAGTATTTATGACGATGTGAGAATATTTGTATTTGCAATCTGCCATGAGTTAGACATACAGTAATTTTAGATAACTAGCAAGAATTATTTGGTATTTTTTTTATTTTAGTATATACATCGAATTGTGTCTGTATTTTACAAATATTTGTTAGATAGAGATACGGATAAAAACAGGGAAATTCGGTTTGTTTTATGTGTTTTTGAGGTTTATTTGGAATACAAAAAGATTTGCACAGAGAACTTATCTGATTTTAAAAATATGGAAAATATTATTTGGAAAGGAGTTTTACTAGAATATGGATCAAAACCAAGTGAAATGCCCAACTTGCAACAGGCTACACATCTCTACAAATTATTCTCCGACCACAAAAGAAAAATTGATACTCCAATATATACTCAAATACCAACAGGAAAATATGCCTAGTCCTAGCTATAGAGATATTGCAAAACATTTAGGTTTTAAAACTACTAACAGTATTCACAAATATTTATATAGACTGAAAGAAAATGGTTATGTAGATTTTGTTCCAGCGATGAAACAGAACGTCAAGGTGATTAAAACATGATAGAAAAATTACCTGCGATGTATTTCTTTCCAAACGATTATATTTCGTCTACTAGGACCTTTACAATGGCTCAGAGGGGTATTTATACAGACCTTTTGTTCTTTAGCCACACAATGAATGGCAAAGGATTGCCTTGTGATATTGACGAGCTTTGCAGAATGATTTTTCCCATGACCTTCAACCTAGAAGAAGTAGAGCAACTCAGGGCAGACCTAACCTTTGTATTAGAGAAAAAGTTCTATATGGAAAATGATCGGTACTTTAATAAAAGGCAACAGATTGAGTTTGTTAAGGGTTTAGAATTGTCTAATAAGAGAAGTCAAGCTAGAAAAAAGTCTAAAGAAAAATTTGATAGTGTTTTGTCAGATCAAAAAGGGTTACGAGTAGATAAAGATGAAGATGAAGATGAAGATGTTAATAATAAATTTATATATATATGGGAAAATATTAAAGTTCGTAGAGGATCAAAAAAACTAGCGTTTGAAAAATTTAAGAAAATTAAAGATGTAGATCCTGAACTAATTATTACAAAATTTAACAAATTATGCGATCAAGCTAGTGATGATAAATATATACCTCACCTAGCAACTTGGTTAAATCAAGAAAGATACAATGATGAAGAAGTTTTCAGCATTGAAGATTTTATAAAAAAACATAACATTGAAGGTAATTTTTTAGAAGAAAAAGACGGATTGTTATATTTTACAACTAAAGAAAGTTTCGGAGTCATGGACTGGATATATGATAAAGAAGGCAACATGGTTAAACCAAGTGATTTGAATGGCAAAAAAGAAGAAGAAACAGAAAAAACACAATCCTGAAGCCCAACCCATAGAGGAAATGGATCGTGGAGGGCAAGAAATCATCACGATTGACGGACAACTCTACAGACTACCAGATATGAAGCCCATGAAACAAGGGCTAAAACACATTTATGGGGAAATAAATTCAAATTTACAAAAGTATTATCATAAAAACTTATTATGCCCTCAAGATAGTCGAATAAATGCCATGCGTTTTGTGGCAGGGGAAAAGCTCGAAGCATTATCAGTGTACGCAGGTATACAATCTAGCCAAACTTTTAATTGGGATCGATTAGAGGGTGTTCCATTAGGTAATTCTTTAGAAATATTTAATTTAACTGGTTTTGATGCTCACGACCAATTCGTTAAAGCCATGCAGTCTATTCCTTTGAGCCTTCAATCAGCAACTTACAACCTTATTGTTAATGACCAACCAGTCGGTAGACGTAAAGGTATGGAAAATTTAAAGGAAAGTCTTGATTGTCTAAGAGATTTCTTTAAAATTGGGTAGCCCTCTATCCTCGCTTTCGGAGGGCTATACATAGTCGGGTGTCTAAACTCGTATTCTAGATCATATAGACTTAAATGTGGATAAATGGATTGTCTACGACTCCACAGCCCTTCAAAAAAAATTGTTCTTGTTTTGTTCTATTTAGATTATGGATCGTAAATGTTATGTTTTTTTTAAGGTGGAAAATTCTGCCTAAATCAAATTATGAACGCCTATGTTAATTTATGGGTGTCAGTTTTATCAAGGAATATTTTAGACGCAACTTTTAGAACTAGCCCAAATTATGATATTTCAGACCATGTACTTTGTGCCGAAGCACAGGCATGGATAAATAGTAAAAGTTTCAATTTCATTTGTATGTTAATTAATGTCGAGCCAACAGTGGTGGTAAAAATCTATGAAAAAATCAACAAAACCAGAAAAAAAATCAGTCAATCGGAAGCCTTTGAAATCGTCAAAAAAGCCATTGAACGACATATTGCTCGATAAAGATATTAAATGCAGTTTATTTATCCATAAAGACCAAGAAGATAACAACAATGTCATTATTGTCTTTCAAGGATTTGCGTCTAAAGATGAATGTCTTAAATTCGTGGAAACTTACAAATCAGACCATGAAGAATTTAGAGAAGTAGATCAAGAACATTACGGAACTAAATATACAATCCATTAAGGCAACCCAAGAATATCAGATTGCCTAAAAATACTACAACTTATTCAAAATAATATTTAGCTTTTTGTCTATTTTTGTAATTATGAACTAATAATATACTTTTAAGATTTTCTTCTACTGTATATGCGTTTTTCCATTGATGTGGAAATTTAGTAAAGTTTTCTAAAAAAGTATAAATATCAAAATCATCTTGCTTTCTTAATTTTAATAAAGCACGAATAAAATAAATCCTATTCCATATTTTAGGCTCTATTTTTGACTCTTTTAACATTAATATTTGACCTCTTACTTTTTCATAAACAGGATTTGGAATTTGTAAATTTCCATTCCTAAAGTCAAAATAACTGCTTCTAATTTTATCTTCACCTAAAGATAAATAAGAACAGGCTTCAACAACAGTAGAATGAGATACACCTAAAGATACCAATTCTAAATATTTTTTATAGTGTTCTCGATTTTTACTATGTATGACAAAAGCACCTGCAATATCAATATTGTTCCAATTATTTTGAACTGAATTAATATCTCTAATTAAGTCAATTAATTTGCTTTTTTCTACATGAAAGACAGAATATCGAATGGGAATATTTAAAGTTTTACAACATTCAAACCTATTTTGTCCGTCAATTATTTGTTTATATTGATCGACTACAATAGGATTTACCAATCCAAATGTTTTAATGCTATCAATCATTTTACTTACTTTGGAAGATTTAATTTCTCTATTTCCTTCAACGAATATAAATTCGTGATAGTCATTAGAGGTGTAAATCTGATCTTGTTTCATGATTTATTCTCTTTCTAGTATGCTAAATACATACTTAAAAGCCCTATAAAGAGCTTTTAACTAGGTATTTAATTAAATTTCTTAAACTCTTTTTCATCATTAACTACAATGATCCATTCTTCAGACCAATGCAATTTTTTTGATTTTCCTATAGTGTAGTTATATTCTCGCCATAATAAACTTGCTTTATATTTCTTTTTAAAAACATTAAAACAAATAAAAGCTGTTGTTTGATTATCATAAAAATACATAACTGAATTTTTATTTATAGGAACTTTATTATTTCGCCAAACTTCAAACTCATTTTCTCTACCATGATAAAAAGATTGGCAAATTGTATGACATAGGTCCTTACAATCCGTATAAGATAATAAATTACTCATTATTATTTATCTCACTTTCATTTCTTAATTTCCATTGTTCATGTTCAAGTTCACCTAACAATCCTTGAATTTGCCAAATATTTCTTGAATCAATGTTATCAATGTTTTTAAACAATATTCTAAGTTCAATTTTTAAATCATTAATGATTTCTTTCATATTTTCATTAATCATTCTTAATTAACTCGCTATTTTTATTAGTAAAAAAGTCATAAGATAATATCTTATTAACTCGCTTTCGTTCCTTTAATCGAAAAACCCTTTCTTTTTCATAGTCGTATGAGGTTTTACCATTACTGAAACGATATCTGTCGTTGCCGACAAATTCCTTTTTTTCGGTTTTAATCATTATTCAACTCACTTTCATCTTGAATAGTAAATTCCAAACCAATTTCGGTTTCTAATAAAGTTTCTAAATGACAACCATTCAGGTTAAAATCTTTAAGATAATAAAACCTAATTTGTTGATCTTTTCGACATAATATAAGTCGATCTATAAGCTGTTGAACTGTCATTTATCCTCGCTTTCTGCTCCACACTCAGAGCAAATCAAAATTGGCTGTTCATCATTTTGCCATTGTTGATCTTCATCTAGTAATAATCTAATGACAGCTTGACAACAATTACTTAAATCGCCCTCTTTCATCTATCCTTACTCTCTTTCTTAGCTCTCTTATAAAGTTTGTAAGATACATAAAAGAACGCTATCAATAAAATTAAGTCTAATCCGTTAAGTCCATAAAAAGGCATAATAACCTCGCTTTCTTCAATACTTAGTGTATTGATAAAAGGGCTAATGAAAGCCCTTTAATAAATACCTAATTATTGTTATAAATTCGACCTAGATTAATCAGTCTATTTGCTGTTTCTTGGCTTATTCCGTAAGCGTCAGCAATAGCTTGAACAGTCAAATAATTATTAAAATAATCGAGATAAAACTCGACAGCGTTTATAGTTCTTAACATAAAGCCTTACTACTTTCTGATTCAAATATTTCAAAACCTATTACCCAAGAATAATTGGAATAAGTTTTTATTTTTTGATTAAGTTCTGATAGTGTCAATTTTGTGTGATAACATTCACAGTTTGACGTGTAGTTTACTTTTAAAAACAAATCATATTTTTTCATTTGTAATCCTCGCTATTTAAAATGCTTGAATAATAATCGCTTCACTGTTTGGTACTTCAATAACAGTAGTATGATCTCTTAATTCTTCCAAGCTGTTCACACTGTCATATTGATTCAAACATTCTTCGAGAGTGTCATACTCATCAAAATCACATCTGAACGCAATAGGATCGAAATCCAATTCAGTGTCGCAACTTTCTTCAAGTTCTGTTAAGTAATCAAACAAAGCAAAAGCTCCGAGCCTACTAAAGCCATGTTCATCTTTTGCCATTTCATTGACAAATTGATATTGTGTAATTGTGTCTTTCATAATATTACCTCGCATTATTAATTATCTATAATAGATCAAATAACAAAGAATATGTCAAGAGCAATTAAGGACAAAATAGGATAAATTAAACAATCTAAATTAAACCAATTCGCCACGAATTAACCACAAAAAACCATGAAACAAATACCAACTATTAGAGAAAAACAATTATATATTATCAAAGCTATATATAAGGGTATAAAGAATACATATAGAAAGATAAAAGATATATTAATAGAAAGTATTGATATTATTAGATTAATATACGTTGCGTTTAAGGTTTATAATATTACTAATGGTTATAGATATAAAAATAACAAAAACATTTAGCAAAGTTCTTAAAGCACACAAATATAATAATATATTACTAATTTGTAATGTTATTTGATGTATTGGGATCTATATTGTAATATTTTGTAATAAAATATTATATTTAGAAATTTATATGATCGATAACCCCCACAATCTTTATCTATATAAAAATACTACCCAGTTCAACTCAGTACAAATCTCTCTAAAGGCTCAAATTGAATATAGATTTTAGATTAAAAAAAGATACGATACCCCCTAGTAAACGATTTAGTAAAAACGAAGTATTTGGGTGGTCAAGAGAACAACAAATGAATAAACGTAAATGTTTATATTGTGATGCTTGGGGTACATTTGGTGTAGAACCTAGCGATAGTAATACTTGGTGCTATTTCTTATGTGGAGATCATTATTCAAATGAAAAAAAAGTCAAATAAGAAGGCTACAAAGCCTAAAATCAGTGTCATGAGTGTTTTATTAGGTGAACTGCCAGATAGGTCTCCTGTGGTCAAAAATTCAGGAAAAAACCTAGTATCTGATCGTAGTGTCGCTAGGATTAATGACTATCTCAAGGGTAATCAAAAAGATGACGCATGAACACCATAACGATTCCCTATAAGCCTAGAGAATTACAACAACAAGTTCATAAGAGCCTCAAAAGATTTAATGTCTTAGTATGTCATAGACGTTTTGGTAAGACAGTTCTCACAGTCAATGAACTAATAAAACAATGTCTCCAATGTCAATTACCACGACCTCGATATTATTATATCGCACCGACATACAGCATGGCGAAAAGAATAGCTTGGGATTATCTCAAGTATTACACTTCTGTTTTGCCGAATATGGATTATCACGAGACCGAGCTAAGAGCTGAACTCCCTAATGGAGGCAGAATACAATTACTCGGTTGTGAACGCCCTCAAACCCTCAAAGGACTCTATATCGATGGTGTAGTATTAGATGAGGTAGCCCAGATGCCACCAAAAATGTGGACTGAGGTCATACGACCTGCACTATCGGATAGAGAAGGGTTTATGATTGCTATTGGCACACCTGCTGGACATAACGCCTTTTTCGACCTCTATAATCATGGACTCCATGATGATAACTGGTTTACGGCTAAATTTAAAGCGAGTGAAACGAAGGTCGTCAAAGAAGAAGAATTAGCCGAAGCAAAGAAATTAATGCCTCCTGAAATATACGAGGCAGAATATGAATGTAGTTTTGAAAGCTCTGCAATCGGAGCTATATACTCACAAGGACTGAATAAGGCTGAAGATGAAGGTCGTATAACGAAAGTACCTTATGATCCGACACTGAAGGTATCGACCTTTTGGGATCTAGGAATGGCAGATAAAACCTCGATATGGTTCTGTCAGCAAAAAGGCACAGCAATACACCTTATAGACTACTTTGAAGATAGTGGCGAAAGCCTCGAATACTACGCCTCAATCCTCCAAGATCGAGGATATGTGTACGATACACACTACTTACCCCACGATGCAAACGTCAGAGAGATCGGAACAGGTAAATCAAGGTTAGAAATAGCCCAGAGTCTTGGCTTATCGACTAGTATTGTACCCAAAATGAGTATAGACGATGGAATTAACGCAGTCAGAATGACCTTATCACGATGTTATTTTGATTTTGAAAAGACAAAAGAAGGATTAGATGCCCTCAGACAGTATCGATGGGCTGTAAACGACAAAGGCGAAAGCAAAAATAGACCACAGCACGACTGGACATCGCACAGTGCTGACGCATTTCGCTATTTATGTACTGGATTACAAGAAACAAAGAACTGGTCTACAAAAATTGAATATCCGAAGCTAGGAATTGTATAATGAAATTAACAAAAGAAAGATTAAAAGCACTTATATCGCAAGAAATAACAAACTCTCTTGGTTATTATGGGGGTGAGTTATCTTCACAGCGTAAAAATGCACTAAAATTTTACTTAGGTGAGCCTTTAGGTAACGAAGTAGAAGGGCAATCGCAAGTAAGATCGCAAGATGTACTCGAAGTAGTCGAAAGTATCTTACCGAGTATGATGAGAATCTTTACACAGGGCGAAAGTATTGTCAGATTTGAGCCGACAGGACCAGAAGATGTCGCTTATGCAGATCAAGCCTCTGATTACATCAATCATGTCTTTAACAAAGACAATAATGGCTATCAAATCTTGCACACAATGTTTAAAGATGCCTTAATTTCTAAAAATGGCTTCGTTAAATACTATTGGAAAAAAGATAAAGAGCAAAAACAAGAGTCTTATGAAAATTTAACAGTTGCCGAATACCAAGCACTTCTTGCAGATACTGAAGTAGAGGTTGTAGAGGTTGAAGATACCGCAACCGATTTAGATATTGATAACCAAGATTTTAATGAACAGACCTACAACGTCACTGTCAAGCGTGTCAAAGAATATGGTCGTGTTTGCATCGAAAACGTAGCACCAGAAAGTATGCTTGTCAGCAAGACTGCAACTTCATTAGAAGATTGTAATTTTATTGGACAAAGAGTTTTTAAGACTAGATCAGAATTAATTAGCATGGGCTTTGACAAAAAGATTGTCAATGAACTCCCAGTAGCTGATGAAGAAATTTATAACACAGAGGCTGTTACAAGAAGGTCTTATGACGATGAGACGATGCCTCAAGAATACCAAAACATTGATCCCCTACTGACACGAGTTTCTGTTGTCGATTGTTACATGAAATGTGACTACGATAACGATGGTATCGCTGAACTACGACATATAGTGGTGGGTGGTTCTGGACCAAACACCTATCACATACTAGAGAATGAGCCGATTGAGCAAATTCCTTTTGCGATGGTCACAGCTATTCCGATGCCACACCGATTTTATGGTTTGTCAATTTACGATCTAATAGGTGACGTACAAGAAATTAAAACAACCCTATTACGACAAACTTTAAATAACGCCTATCTACAAAACAATGCGAGAACTGTGGTTGTAGATGGACAAGCAAACATAGACGATCTCCTTACATCAAGAGCTGGGGGGATAGTACGAGTTAAATCCCCTAACGCAGTAACCCCCCTAGCTTCCCCTAATTTTATGAGTCAAGGATTAGCGATGTTAGACAAAGTAGATAACATTCGTGAGTCCAGATCAGGTGTCTCAAAAGTTCAAATGGGATTAGATGCCGATCAAATAAACAAATCACACACGACAGCAACTAGTGCTAATGTGATGATGAACGCATCGACACAAAGAATAGAGTTATATGCTCGTAACTTTAGTGAAGGTATTAAAAGAATGTTTCAGGGTATTTTGACATTAGTTTGCAAATACCAAGATCAAGAAAGAATTATTAAATTAAGAAATAAATTTGTACCGATGAACCCTAGAGAATGGGTAGATCGTTACAATGCAACAGTCCAAGTTGGACTCGGTACAGGATCTCAAGATCAACGACTTGAAGTCTTAGGTCGTGTTTTAGCAGTACAAGAAAAACTAATCGGTGCTGGTGGTATGGGTATCGTAGATCCTCAAAAGATTTACAACACCCTAGAGAAATATTTAGAAAACGCTGGGTATAAAGATGCTTCTCAGTTCTTTAATAATCCAGCTATTACACCCCCTCCTCCACCAAGACAATCACAACCTGATCCTACAATCCAATTAGCTCAAGCAGAACAACAAAGATTAAGAGCAAAAGATCAAGCTGAATTACAACTAAAAGCCAGAAAACAACAATCAGATGAAATCTATAAGACTGAAAAAATGAATTTAGATCAACAAAAATTAGCTACTGAAATTTTAAAACAAGAAGAAGGTAAGCAGTTGGATAAAGAAAAATTAGCAACACAAATTTTAAAGGAAGGTATTAACTAATGGCATTTACACCATTCTTTCA